CTTCATCTATGGGAGAATATTAAAAGGGTTATAATTGAGAATGAGGAGGAGATATGAAAATAAATAAAGAACATTGTTTAGGATGTAGTGATAACTTTTATAATGGTAACAATCAGCTTAACGTTAAAGAATGTTGGGCTTTTAAGACTGCCAAAAAAGATTGCAGTTGTATTAACGTTAAAGAATGTTGGGCTTTTAAGACTGCCAAAAAAGATTGCAGTTGTAAGGATTGGAAAGAAAATATACCATGGTCTTTTATACATGGACAAGGTGGATATAAGGGAAAGCAATTTAATTACTGTCCTTGGTGTGGAAAGGAGCTAACCCATGAGTAAATTAAGGGAAGTGTTAGAACAGTTTTTTTGTAGGCACAATTGGCGACTTTTCAAAATTGACTTTTTTCACGATATATACCAAGTAGGAAGTTATTGGGAAATCTTAGAATGTAGTAAATGTAAGAAACGTATATATGGTAGCTTAGTAGGAGGGGAAACATGAGTGATAAATTAAAAGATATACTCGCTAAATTATATTCAATACCTGTAGAAATATATAACTTAGGATATAGAGATTTAGCAAATCCCGAAGATGTTGACCAAGCCCACTCCAAGATACTAGATATGATACCTAAAAAGAAGGAAGTATATCCTATGGGAATAATGAGAGGGCACAGACTAGACTTTAGTGACGGTGTAGAATATGGTGAAGAAATAGGTTGGAATGAATGTAGAAACAAAATACTGGAGGATATGAACGGCGAGAACTGAATGAATGACATCAAAAAGGCATATTTAGAAGGATTTACCCCAGCAAATCTTGCTGAGTATTATTCTACTGACTATTTTTACATAACTAAATGTTTTAAAATCATGCGAATATCAAAGCAGGACATAAAGATTATGAGAACAAACTTACATAAAATACTCAAAGAATATAATAACTTATCAAGCTATAAAATCCCCAAAGAGCGACGATTAGAAGCTCGTTCAAGAATTATCCTGCGCAGAATAGAAAAACATTCAATATATTTAAAACTATTAAGTATTCCTTTTTTGTATTACTTAGTGTAGACTTGTATATATAATATATAGCTCTTGCGAGCTATCCAAAGAATATAAAAGGCAGTTTTCGACTGCCTTCTTCTTTGGAAGGAGAAACATGACAGACCGCCAATTAAAATACAAAGCTAATCGTATAGCAGGTATGAATCAATACAATGCCGCACGTGCGGCTGGCTATTCTAAGAAGTATTCAAGGCAAGCTTGTCGAATTGAACGGTTAGTCAAAGTTAGCATATTAGATGCTTTGGAGCAAGCAGGTCTTACCGAAAAATATCAATCCGAAGAACTCTACAAACTTACCCAAGCTACAAAAGTTATATCCTGCAATATATTCGTAGACAAAGATGGCAATATGAAAGGCGCGGATGGAAAGTCGCTTGATTTTGTAGAAGTTGATGATCCGCCGATTCGCTTAAGAACTTGGGAGCATATTGCTAAGTTAAAGAATCAACTTGCTGAAAAATCTCTTATAGACCAATCCACTCACACTCACATAACCTATATCCGAAAGGGAATAGATGAAAGAACTGACGGTGGAAATCCCTTACCAACCCCAGCCGTATCAGGCCGAGATAGAAAATGATACTACACGTTTTAAAGTAGTTATCATCGGCAGACGTGGTGGCAAGACAGAGATGGCGATAAATATAATTTTGGATAAGGCTATGAGTAATCCAGGATTGTATTGGATTCTTGCACCTTATTACGGTCAGGTTAAAGACATTGTTTGGATACGTTTAAAAACCCTTCTTAAAAATGACCCTTATTGGAAATATAACGAAGTTGAATTATCTGCATATCACACTCTTCGACAAACCCGAATTGTCCTTAAAGGCGCTGATAAACCGGATAGCCTTCGCGGAATTGGATTAAAAGGTGTGATTCTCGATGAGTGTAGAGATATAAGAGAAACTGCTTGGACAAGTGTGGTCCGGCCCATGCTTATAGACTCTAATGGTTGGGCTATGTTTATTTCTACACCGAAAGGCCGGAATTGGCTTTATGATTTATATATCAAAGGACTTGATGAAAAAGAACTTGAATGGAAAGGTTGGCATTTTCCTACCAATATTAATAAATATATCCCTGCCGAGGAAATAAAGCAAACCAAACAAGATATGTCTGAGAGGCTTTTTAGACAAGAGATTATGGCCGAATTTTTAGATGATGAAACATCTGTCTTTAAGGGTGTGCGTAAATGCGCTATAGCAACACTTAAAAGCCCCATAGAAGGCCGTTTTTATGTTATGGGGGTAGATTTAGCTAAAAGTCATGACTTTACCGTATTAAACGTAATAGATGCCCTTACACGTGAGGTAGTGGCATTTGATAGATTTCAAGATATTCGCTGGCCTGAACAGAAGGGTCGGATACAATTCCTTGCTAATAAATATAACAACGCTCTTGTCTGGCTTGATGCAACAGGTGTAGGAGATCCAATATTTGATGATTTACAGGTTTCAGGTGTCTCAATAGAAGGATTTAAGTTTACCAATGAGAGTAAGCAACAACTGGTGGAACAACTTGCGATAGCTATAGAACAACGTCTTATTACCTTTCCAAATATTAATGTTATAACTCAAGAGCTTATGCAGTTTGAGTATTCCATTACTAAAGGCGGAAAGATAGTTTACTCGGCTCCGGAAGGAAAGCATGATGACTGTGTTATATCTTTAGGTTTAGCAGTATGGGGTATAAAGAACTATTTGCAATCAGCACAAGCAATTGAAAGACGGATAGATGAACAAGAACCGATAGACAAAGTAAGTCAAGGTGAGCCGGTGGAAGTAGGAACCGGGGGCTATAAGATAAGCGGATATTAATGGAGATTAAACTAAAATGAGCAAATTCGAAACAGGCAAAGTATTAGTAGTAGAAGAATTGCGGAAATTACAAGAAGAAAAGAAAAAGGTTCAGGCCGAAATTGATAGTTTGCAAGGTAGACTTGATACTCAGCAAGAACATATGATCACACTTATTAAAGACGAAAATCAACTTATTAAAGATAAAGAGAAGTTAGAGGCTAAGGAGAAATAAGATGAGAACGACTATGCACCCGGAAGCATTAAAAGAAGTTAATGCTCTTAAGATTACGGAAGAGATAAAAGATTTTGCCAAACAGACAGCTCAAGATGTTGAAACCGAAAGAACTGCCCGAGCCAATTGGGAGGCCAAGATAGACAGGCTTCGTAATTTACGTTTTGGATATAGAAATAAAAAAGTCTTTCCTTGGAAGAATTGCGCTAACTATTCTATTCCCTTAATAGACAGCCATATTTATAGCATAAAACCTCCCTATGCAAATCTTGCCTATGGCGTAACTCCGATATGCACATTTGAGCCTTTTGGAGCAGAAGACATAGAACCAGCAAAGAAAAAAGAGGTTCTATTTGATTGGCGCATGCGCACCAAAGTTAAGTTTTTCAAGGACTATTGTATTGGCATCGATAAAATGCTTGAACAAGCTATCGTGATATTTAAGACAGTTTGGGAATATACGACCCGGAGCTATACCGATTATTTAGATCTTGATGATTTAGACGAGGAAATCCTAAAGGCAATCTACGATGAACGTACTACTGACGATATATTGGAAAAAATCATTATTGAGGAATTGGGCATAGAGGATGAGTTTGAAGAGAATATTGAGGAAGTAAGAAAAGCCATAAATAAATTTAGAGAAGGTGAAAAGAAATTTGAATTTACTTTATTGGAAGTTGAAAACAACAGGCCTCTTGTCGTAGCTCGCGATTTAAGAGAAGATATGGTAATTCCTACCGATACTACCGATTTACAATATGCAAGATTTATCCAAGATAACGTTTGGAAAACTGTAAATGAAATTAAGAAAGAGATGCGTGATGAAAAATACGAAGAATATCCAGAAGAAACGATAGAAAAATGGGGAGCAACTAAAGAGAAAGTTCCTTCTAAATATCAAGACGAGTTAATTCTGCTCCACGAAGTCTGCGTATGGTATGACATAAATGACGACGGCATAAAAGAAAGATGTATTCTTACTTACCCTGAAAGCGCTCCACAAGATGTTTTAAGATTTATCGAAGTACCTTACGATCACGGTGAATTTCCTTATGATGATGTTCGGCGCGAACTTATTGATGAAGGTATTTACAAGGCCCGCGGAATATGTGAACTTGATGAAGATTACCAGATAGGCATAACTCAAGCTATTAATCAGGCTGAGGATAATGGCACAATAGTCAATCGGCCTACAATAGTCACTAAAAGAAACACCGTAACCAATATAAAAAATCGTAGTTATGTACCAGGTGAGACAGTTGAAACGATAGGTTCTCCCGATGATTACCAGATACGCCAAATGACGAATCTTAGTCAACCAGCTCTTTTTCAATTTGCTCAGTATCTTAAGGCTTGGGCTGATCAAAGATTAGGGAATATAACGGCAGCTTCGAGTGATCCTACCAACCTTCCTGGTATGGCCCAGGGCGGTAAAAAGACAGCAAGAGAAATAAATATGTTAGAGGGTTTGCAGGGAAAAGTCCAAGCATTAGATTTACAGATATTTCAACAACAGATGGCAAAGGTGTATGGGAAGATAGACGCTTTATATGATCAATATGGCGATGAGGAAGAAGAAGTCCTTACTACAGGTGAGCCACCACAGAAGATTACCCGTAGGGAAATACAGGGAAAAAGAGATATCATCCCTAATGGTAGATTAGATAATACCAATCCTCAAATGCGTGCTCAGAAGGCATTTAATCTTATAAAAATGTTTACAGGCGACCCCGATATTAAACAATACGAGTTAAAACAACTATTTTTGCAGGATTATGACCACAGAATATCCAAAAAGATACTCTACACCCAAGAGGAAAAAGCCCAAATGGAAGAGCAGAAGAATACTATGCTCCAGCAGATGAGAAACAAGGCTATAAATGAGGGGATAGATTTAAAGCAGATAGATATAATGCTTGAAGTTTACAAAGAACAGTTGCTTGTACCAATACAAGGCAGAAAGTATGCTCCCGATAAGGCAATGCCATCAGGCAAACCTAAACCACCAATAGAAGAAAGAAGACCATAATGTTTTTAAAAACGAAATTAAAGATATTAGATAGAGCCGCGGATAAACATATACATCAAGGTGTAGGTAATGGAATTAAAGTTGCCATGACTTTTTCAGTGATGAATTTCAAAATAAAAACCGGAAAGATTATAAGCGATACCCTTTTAACGGCAAAAAAAGAATTAAAAAGGAGAAAATAAATTGACAATAGAAGAGAGAATGAAACGTAATGAGCCTGAAGATAAAATTTATATTGGCCAACTTGTAGAACAACACCTGCGGAGTGAGTTTGGACAGATAGTTAAATGTATTATAGAAGGTGTTAAGGATAGAAAGCTTGATGATAGCGAAAGAAATCCCAATATTTCTTCAGATAGGATATTGGGAATAATCGTAGGTTTGACAGCATTGCAAACTGAGCTGGATTCCTGCGTTTTTATAGCACGGAGTTTGAAAGAAGAAAAAAGGATTGAACATGAAGTTAAATAAATCCCGGGGAATGACCCTCAAGTCAAAAAACTGTGCGTGTCTTAACACGTTAAACTATGAAATCCCGGACAGGCTCCCAAGCCTGAAAAAAATGCGAGGAGGTGTAAGATGGCAGTAAATAAAGTGAACCAAACAGCAGAGGAAAAGAAAGTGGAAGAACAGGAAGTCAGGGAAAAAGGGAAGAAAGTCGTGGATGATGTTCTTTCTTCCTTAGATTTGCCAGAGACAGAAGAAAAAGAAAAGCCGAAAAGCAAAGTCGGTGAAGGGGAAGAAATACCTTCTGGTGAGAAAGAAGAAGAAGGTATTGATGATGAGGAAGAAGAAACTGAAGAAGAAGAAGAGGAGGAAGAGGAAGAGGAAAGCGAAGAAGATACTGAAGGTGAAGAAGGCGAGGAAGGGGATTTAATTCCAAAGTCCAAGCACAACAAGGTTGTTAAGAAGCTTACTAAACGTGTTGATGCCTTGACGCGGAAAATAAAAATTGCTGAAACAACCGCCAAACAAACCCCCGATACCCGCGACCCCGATACCGTTAAACTTGAGGCAAAAACCGTGGCAGAATTAAAAACCTTAAAACGTGAAATAAGGTTAAGGCAAGCTAAACTGGCGCGGGAAGAAGAATCAGAAGAGACTAATACTAAATTAAATCAACTGGTTGACCTTGAGATGAAGATTGATAATGTCATAACTTCTGCACCTCAGCGATTCTATGATGGTCAAGTCGCTTTATACAATGATAAGGCGGCGGAAGTATATGATGATCCTGACATTGAAGATATTGATACAGCAGCCCCAGTTATAAAGAAAATTGCACAGCAGATATACGCTGATTATCCTAAACTTCAAAAGGTTGAGGATGGACAGGCATTAGCGTTAGGATTAGCGGTTGATCATTATAAGGCCTTGCAAAAGGAATCTTCTGGCAAATCTAAGGTGAAAGATTTAAAAAGGGCGCAAAATAAGATGAAGCGCAAGACCTCTTTAGATACAAGTAAGGTAAAAGGCAATGTAGCCAAAACTAAACTTGAGAGCTTACGCAAAAGAGCATTTCGCGGAAGCAGTATTTATGATAAAGAAGCGCTTGTGCTTCATGATCCACGATTTAATATTGATGCGCTTATCCCTGCGGAATACAAAGAAGAATAATGCTTTTTCAGGGAAAGAGGTGAATTACAAATGGCACTTACTTATCAAACCAGTTATTACACTATTGGTCAACGGGAAGGCCTTACTGATGTAGTGGCGGACCTCTTTGCAGATGATACGCCTTTATATAGTATGTCCCGAAAGGTTCAAGCATTAGGCACCAAACACGAATGGCAGACAGATAATCTTGAATCAGCTTCGAGGACAGGTCTTCGTGAAGGTGCTGATGTTTCGTATGCTAATCCTACTCACAGAACAAGGGTTTACAATTATACGCAGATTAGGCTTAGAAATTGGGATGTTTCCTTTACGATGATGGCTGTAACCGTTGCCGGTATTAAAAACTTGGTTGCGCGTGAGGTTATGAAAGCTCTAAAAGAAATCGCAGTTGATTACGAGAAAGCTATGCTTTCAACTGGCGACAGGACTGCTGGTGGAAGCGCTACGGCGGCTTCTAATGGTAGACGTATGAGGGGTCTTTTAAAGGCTATCGTATCTCACACCGGACATCAATCTGGTGGTGCTTCAGCGTTATCGCCTGGTTATCCTGCTCAATTAACAGAAGATATGGTTAATGAGAGATTACAGGAAATTTGGGATAGTGGTGGAGATCCGCGTGCACTTTTCTGCGGTGGACATGTCAAGAGAACTATCTCTAAGAAGTTCACGGCCAAGACTGGTTTCAGCTTCAATATCAATGCATCCACAAGACAAGCAATCGCGAACATCAACAAGTATGAAGGTTCTTTTGGAACGCTCGATATCATACCTGACAGGCAGATAGAAGACAGACACATAGCTATTACAACGCCTGAGCAGATAAAGGTAGCGGTATTGCGTGATATTAGGCAATACAAAGGCGCTCCAACAGCCTCGTCAGTTAAAGGCTGGGTGGAAGCAGAGATGACGCTGGAATACGGGAACGAAAAAGGACACGCTGAACACGACAACCTAAGAAATAGCGGCACAATAGCGTAACGCTAATAGGGCGGGCAGTCTTGAGGGCTTGCCCGCCCCTCTTTAAAATAAAGATGAGGCTAATATGAGCAAAAAAATCAAAGGTCTTTATCAGAAAGCCGGATTAAAAGCTCCTAATGGTAAAGGAATACATACAGAGGCCTTTCATCGTTGCGTAGTTGCTGTTACAAAAAAAGGCAAAGCTAAAAATCCTCATGCCGTTTGCATGAGTATGTTAACACCATTAAAAGCGGTAAAGAAAAGTCATAGGCGTTCATAATGGGAAAAGCCTTAGATAGCACCTATTACAACAGAGTATATAAAGACGATCTTGATAAATACCGTGCTTATTATAAAGATTCAATATATTACGATATTTGGAAACAGATGATAGAGTTTGTCAGGCAAATTAAAAAACCCGAGATATTAGAGATTGGTTGCGGAACAGGACAGTTAGCGCATTTTTTATATGATGAAGGATTTAAGCAATATTTTGGATTTGATTTTAGCATAGTGGCCGTAAAAATAGCTGACGATATAGTGAATATGCGTTTTTTCGTTGGAGATGCATATGATAAAAGAATATATGATAAGTTTTTTTACAATGTTGTTATTACCTCTGAAGTATTAGAGCATATAGATGATGATATACAGGTCTTAAAAAATATAAAAAAAGACACTCATATTGTATTTAGTTTACCTATGTTTAACTGTAAAGGCCATGTAAGATATTTTAAGACACCAGAGGAAATAAAAAAAAGATACAAAAATTGTATGGCTATAAAAGAAATAACCCGTGTTAGAAACTGGTATGCAGGTGTGGGAATAATAAAATGAAAAAAGCTACTAATCAAGAAATGCTGAATAACGCAATAAACGAAACTATAAAGGAAGAGCCAGATACTATAAAGCGTGTAGGAATGGGGACTATAAGAAAAATTGCTAATAAATTTCTTGATAACAAACTCCATAATTTTCCAGCATTATGCGAGGAAACGCGGAGGATAAACTGGCTCAAACAGATAGAATTGAAAAAGATGGGAAATAAAGGCGGATGGAGCGAGAAAAAGGATTTTAAGTTTGATTATACAATCTCTCATGAACTTTATATGTTTATGGTTAATATGGTTTATAGAGAATTTTGGAAAGAGAGTCAAAAGAAAGTCTGGCGTAGTTTTATGAAGGCAATTCTGCGTGGAGATGAACCGATGGTGCTGTTAAGAAAGGTAAAATCACATTACGATGGGATCAATAGCAAGATCGCTTTCAGATAGAAAAATAGAGAATAGATCTATATTTAATAATCGAATGGTAGTGGAAGTTTGTGAAAAAGTTCATTTTCATTACAGGAATTTGCGCATACTTTTAAGCTTATCTGATTTTTTAGAATTATGCAGGGGTTGTAGTCAGGCTTATGAAAGATGGCAAAAATTAGGTAGTCCGGAGCCGAAAAAGGGTGAACATATAGAACTTTGTCGCAAGAAAGTGGCTCACGATAGCTTTAATGAAAATATCCAAATCAATTTAAACAATAACCTATATGCTCCTAATAAAGGCAGAATCTACGCTGAGGGGGCTGATTTTGACGAAAAGCATTATATACATCTAAAACTACGAGATCTACGCTTAGAGCTTAATATAGACGAATTTAAGGAGCTTGCAGATGCCGTTCGAGAAGCCGAGGGAAGACTTAAAGATAGCGATATTAGTGCCTTGTTACAAAAGGCCTGAATATACGCAAAAGTGCATTAAGGCATTAGAAGAGGCGCAGGAGTATCCTAGGGTTTCTTTTTGCTTGATTGATGATGGTTCTGGAGATAAGACGAAAGACCTTTTAACAAATTCCACGCTTCCAAATAAATACATTATATCATATACAAAAAATAGAGGACTTCGTAATGTAATGATAGATTTTTTTAAATGGACAAGAGCACTGAATTTTGACTTTTTGGCGGTTGTCGGAAACGATGTCTTAATGCCAAAAGACTGGCTTAATAAGATGTTGGATGCATTTGAAGGAACGGATGCCGATATACTATCACCGAATTATATGCCCTCAAACCCTGCCTATACACAAGGCGAGGACGACGTTAAAGATAAAGGATATAGGCCAGCAAAAGGGATTGTAGGCCTATGGTTTATGAAAGCAGATATGATAAAAGATGTTCATTTTGAAAGACATAATCTTTGGGGCATTAAAGGGGCATCACGGCTATTGATGCAGATAAAAATAGAAAAAATGCCAAAGATAGGTTGGGTTACAGATGTAGTTGCGCAAGACCTTGGACACTGGAGCGGGAAGCATCCGGAACATATCAAAAACGCAAAACATTTGGATTATTATAATGAAGTAGGAAGGAATTTAGCTTACGCATGAATACTTTAGTAATAGGAATAGGTGAAATTGGATCTGCACTTTGTGAGATTTTAAAAAAGCGTTATCATGTAGCAACTCTTGATGTTAGAGAAAAAATAGGCAATATTTATAAGACAATAATGCCGACAGAAATTATACATATTTGCTTTCCTTATAGCGATAATTTTATAAATATGGTTATTGATTACATGAATGAATTTAAGCCTAAATACACGGTTATACATTCTACTGTACCAGTTGGCACAACGTTACAATTGCCAGGTAAAGTTTTTCATTCGCCTGTACGTGCAAGCCATCCAAAAGTTATAGAGGGACTTTTAACGTATTTAAAATTTCTGTCATTTGATAATGCAGATTTGTATGATGCGAATAAAGTAACAAAATATTTTGAAAAAGCAGGTATAAAAACAAAAATAGTAGTTTGTACTAAAAAAACGGAACTTGCAAAATTGCTTTCACTTTGTAGATACGGTACTTATATCGCCTTTGCCAAAGAGCAAGAGAGTATTTGCGAACATTTTGGCTTAGATTATTTTCAGGTGGTTGCAGAGTATGAAAAGACCACGAATGAGGGGCTTAGAAAACTTGGGTTAGAGGATGCCGTTCAACCTTTACTTTATCCATTTGAAGATTATGTAGGCGGACATTGCACAGTTGAAGATATGGAAATACTTTTAAAACAGTTAGAGACTCCTTTACTTAAGGAAGCATACAAAATAGACAGAGGAACGGTTATCTGGCCTAATTGTAATATTTATCCAGGGGCAAAGATAGGAAAAGGTTGTTCAATAGGCCAGTTTACCGAAATAGATAATGGTGTTGCAATAGGTAATAAGGTAAGAATAGGGGCCCATTGCTTTATTCCTGAAGGGGTAACAATAGGGGATGATTGTTTTATTGGCCCGAAAGTCGCTTTTTCTAATGACAAGCATCCCCCTTCAAATAAGAAAGAATGGAGAAAGACGCTTGTTAAAAAGGGTGCGATGATAGGAGTTGGATCTGTTATCTTGCCCGGAATAACAATAGGTGAGAATGCCGTAGTAGGCGCAGGTTCGGTGGTAACAAAAAGCATACCGGACAACGAAGTTTGGTACGGACAGGCAGCTTATCATCACGGCAAAAAAGAAGAGGTTTATGATAAATGTTGATAGCGATTCACCAGCCATTATTTTGCCCATGGTTCCCTTATTTTGAAAAACTTGCACAGAGTGATGTTTTTATCATGCTTACGGAATGCCAGTATGAAAAAAATAACAATCTTAATAGGCAAAAGGTATTTGGCAAATGGTGGACTAAGCCTATTCAACACGGATTATCACCTATTATAGATAAATATTATATTAGTGGTCGGAGTATGTTGGCATTAAATGTGCGTTGGATATATACAATAGCCGAGACTCTTGATATTGATACAAAAAAGATTCAATACGATTTCCCAACGATAAAGACTGGCACTGAGAGACTTATTGAAATATGCAAACATTATAAAGGTGATGAATATTTAGCTGATGAGAAAGCGCCGGGAAGATATCTTGATGTAGAACTAATGGAAAAAAATGGCATTAAGTTTATACCATTTAAGAGCAATTATAAGAAACATGTGTTTGAAATCTTTGATGAAATGGGGATAGAGGAAGCATGCAAGCTGATAAAAAAGGGATGCAGAATATAGTACAAATTTTTGAATTTATGAACGACATAAAATTTCAGTATGTTGTTTTGCGGAATTGGGAATATTTACCTTATTCAACAAAACTAGGCGACCATTCTGACTTGGATCTGCTTGTTTATGACTTTGAGCATTGGCAGGAGATATTTCCGCAAGCCGAACAAATATATCCAGCTCCAAGAGTGCAGTTTAAATTACCTGTGGCAGATAGTTTTATACAGATAGATATTAGATTTGTAGGAGATGGTTATTATCCTCAAAGACTTGAAAAGGCAATATTAAAAACGCGGGAATGGAATGAAAAAGGATTTTATACTCCTAATCCCATACATCATAGGATTGCTCTTGCGTATCATTGTGTCCATCATAAAAATAGAAATACTTATAGACGCTGGCTTGGCAATGTTACTGTGAATGATTTATTAGAAGCACTTAAAAACTCAACTATTAGATGGGTTAAGCCTTCCGATCCTTCTGTGGGACGGTTTAATCAGTATTTCAGAGGGGCTACTGCGATTGTAGAAAAAGTTGATGGAAGGGTTATTAAAAAACAAACAAGCTATTTGGAATATGATTTATTGCATAACGAAATACGCATACTTAAAAAATGCGATTCTATCCATTTTCCAAAGGTTTACGAATCCCAGATAGAAGAGGGAATTGCAATAGAAGATTGTGACGAAGAGCTAACAGCTAAAAATTTGCCAGATGATTGGAAGCGTCAAATGGTACAAATAATAAAAGATTTGGAAAAACATAACATAGTTCACCGTGATATAAAGCCCGATAACTTTATGATTAAAAGCGGCATTATAAAGTTGATAGATTTCGGCTGGGCAAGATTAAGAAACGATTTACCTGATGATCCGCCAGATTGCTTGGGGTATCCCTATAAAGCAAGTTGGGGATTTGATGATAATTATAGCATGATGAGAGTAATAAAAAAGTTTGAGTACGAAGAGGAGGGACAAAAATGCCTTGCGAAAGAGGAAAGCGTAAACGTATAAAAAAGAGAAAGAGAAAGTGATGCGAATTTTAGGCTTTGAAAAAAGTGGCGGGGCAAATTGCCATTATAGATTACTTCAACCTCTTTATAAGTTGCAAGAACAGGGGATGACGAACATACTGACTGTACGGTCAGAGCAGATTATTGACCTTGAATTTGTAACTGAAAAGATATTAGAAGCCGAAATTATAGTATTTCAATGCCCATTTGGTAATGAATGGCTTAATTTAATAAGGGTTGCAAGGAAGCACGGAAAGATATGGGTGCTTGATTATGATGATGATCCGTTTAATGTATCGCCTTTTAATCCTGCTTATAAACATTTTGGCACAGAAGAAGTAAGATACAAGTTTGAAGATGGTAAAGATGTCCCGCTGTGGGAGGATCAGGTAAAGGGCTTTTTTATAGAACGAAATATAACTCGAAGAGATATTTTTAAAGCGGCTATAAAAAATGCGGATATGGTAACTATGACAACGGAGGTATTAAGAAAAAGATTTGAGCCTTTAAATAAAAATGCTGTGGTATTACCGAATTTAATGGATTTTGACTTATATCCGAAATGCGACTTTGTAAAGAAAGAAGTGCGAATTGGTTGGCAAGGGGGTTCAAGTCATTATGAAGATTTGTATATGATACACGGAGTAATCAGAAAAATCATAGAGAAATTCCCATCAGTTAAATTTGTATTCTGGGGTGATATGCGCTTTTGGGGCTTATTTAAAGGAATATCCAAAGATCGTATTGAATGGCATCATTGGGTGGCACATAATGCCTATCCTTATAAGATGGCGACTCTAAACTTGGACATTGGGCTTTGTCCAATCGTTGATAATGAATTTAATAGAAATAAGTCTGCTATTAAATATTTTGAATATACAGCTATAGGAACGCCTACTATCGCCTCAAATATACCACCTTATACACCTGTTATAGCAAGTGGTAAGGATGGTTTATTGGCGAATAACGACAACGATTCTTGGTATAAAGCAATAGCGGAACTTGTAGCAAGCAGGAAAAGGCGGGAGATAATGGCTAAAAATGCTTACGATAACGTTTACGAAAACTATAATATAAATCGGAAAATTCATTTGTGGAAAGATGCTTATGAAGGATTGTTAAAAAAGAAAGTAGAAGAATTGGTGGAGGCATAATTATGGATTTTGTAGAACAACAAGCTTTGTTATCAGAATTATTAGGTGATCCAAATACTTCAACAGACGACATGTTCCCCTTGGCCCGGCGTAAGGCCGCACTTAATAGAGGGGATATTCATTTTTGTAGAGATAGTCATTGTGTAAGAGAATATGCAACCGGCACAGTTGCAAGTAATGAAATCGCACTACCGTCTGGCTGGCTTGAGACTTTTTGCCTTATTATTGATGATGATGTAATAGACAACCGTCGGGAGATAGCCTTGCACGACTGGGAAAAATATAACGACAATTATGACGATGTGTATTATTACATCTGGGAATATTCAGGCACAAAGAAGATGAAGTTTACCACAAATAGTGACGTGAATGGAGAGACTTACGAACTTTATTATTTTAGGAAACAGACAACAGCTCTTTCTGCTGATGCTGACGAATCAATAATCCCTGATGAATATAGGGAAGGGCCAGTATTCTGGGCGGCATATTGGCTATTACAACAAATTGGTAAGACGGAACTGGCTGCGCAATGTAAAGCTCAATACAGCCAATTAGTAGCAGATGCTTTAATAAAGACTAAAAAAGAATATATTAAAAAACATTATCCGAAACCTGATATTGAAGCTGGAACTGAAATAGGCGGGTATAAACAAGGAAATGGGGGAGCTTAAGGATGCCTTTCTATAAAACAAGTAGGACTGTATTAGATAGGAAGAAACCTTTAGAGTTAGTGTTTGAATTATTATCCTTTTCCGGTGGTGAGAATACTATAGGTGCCGATCAGGAGTTAAAGCCCAACGAGGCAAGGGTAATAAAGAATTGGGATGCAACTTCTTTAGGTGGAATGATACGGTCTAAAGGGTTTAATGAAGTAGCTGATGGCTCAGGAGCTGGTTATACCGAAGATTACGATTTTCTTCTTCAACACGATGAAAGTGGCTCGTCAAGATTATATGCTGTAATAGAAGGAGATTTAGTATATAAAAGTGGTTCTGCTATGACGCAAGCCGATAATGCTGCATTTACTTCTGGTACATTATGTCATGGGGTATCCGTCGGAGATGTATTATACATTACTAATCCAACCGATAATATCAAGAAAAAAACAATTGGAGTTGCCATAGCGGCTTTAACAGATCCGCCAACGAATGCGCGGGAGAGATTGTATTATCATAAATTTAGACTTATTGCAGAAGGTGGAGGAAGAAGGGTTTATGGATCACGAGCTGGGACAGGCAACTTTGACGCGGCTGATGGCTTTAGTCTTGCAAATGATGCTTGGAATATAGATATGCCAAGAGCGACTAAAGGTGGATGTTCATGGGGTAATGAATTTTTAATTTTTACAGAGTTTGGGGCATATTTCTTATACAATTTTCCTGATATAGCTTACAGACCTATTATTCCATCGCATGGATGCTCTGCACCATATTCTATCGCAAAAGGAAATGAGGGGGTATTTTTCGTATCTAAATATCCGACTTTGGGCGTATTTTTATATAATGGCGCTAATTGGATAAACTTAACAGAGCATCATGATTTTGTGGACGAGATTGATTTTTCCAAGAGAATCTTTGGCACATATAGGAATAATAAATACTTTCTTTTTTATAGTGACGGAAATACCGCTTATCCTAATAAGTTAAGAATTTACAATGCAAAATTTGGTAGGTGGATGGAACGTCCAATAAGTTCTGATTGGTCAGATAGTTTCGGATATCCGGCATTGCTTACACATAGTAATAATGAATTGTATGTCGGATCTTCTGTGGCAGATGAATTATACGAGCTTGAAACAGAGGACGACTCAGATGAAGGAGAAAATACCGAAGCAAGTTACAAGACAAAGGATTTTTCTTCTGCCGATTTCAACGTGGCTTCTGGAGGCAGATTTCCTATTGACGATGTTAGAATGAAACTGCTTAAAATAACAGTAACCTTTTATGGAACAAAGGGAGCAATTACAGTTCAATGGACAGCAGACAGAGGAAAGTATAGTGGTTCGCAAACGTTTAATGCAACAGCAGAAGGAGCTAAAATAAACGATGATTTTACAGTTAATGTTTCAAAAATTATTGCAGCGACAGATATTCCTGATAAGACCGTAACAAAGTCATTTGCAAATAAAACAATAGGAAGACGGTTTAATTTTGAAATAGGTAATATAAATACTGGCACAAGGCCAGAAGTGAAAAAGATAAAAATAAGTGCAATAGCATTAGAAGAAGCATAGGGGGAAAATAAAATGGCATATCCAAGCGATTTAGTGAGAACAAAGAACTGGGGGACGGAGATATTGACGGATGCCGATCAAGAAGGACAATTAGATCTTATAATTAATTGGGCTATGGCAGCTATGCACGAAACAACCGGCCATAAACATGATGCTACTGAAAATGAAGGGCCAAAGATAACAAGTGCTGGAATAGCTAACGATAATGTTTTATTCGACGCATTGGATGACGATGGCGACTACGGACTATTTACAGGTGACTGGTCCTTTAATGAAATAGCTCTTGTGGAGGATTCTGCTCCTGCAACGGCTGCCGGAGAAATGAAGCTCTATACAAAAGACACAGACGGGCAACCAGAACTATTTGTGAGAGAGGAATCGAGCGGGGACGAACTTCGGATAACGAAAGATGGTGCAGTGGGAGCAATTGCACAAGTAGTAAACGTCATGGTTAATGCAGTAGCAACCGGAACAACTGCCATGGTAGATGATAACAGCATACCTCAGAACGATGAGGGCGATCAATATATGTCGTTGGCTATTACACCTAAAAATACAGCCAACAAGTTAAAAATAGAAGTAGTTGTATTTGGGACTCATTCTGGCGGACAAGAAAATATTGTAGCCTTATTTCAAGATGCTACTGCAAATGCCTTAGCTTGTGGCAAATCCGAGGCTACAAATAATGGTAAGTTAAACCTTATTTCATTTACCCACTACATGACAGCTGGAACAGTGGCAGAAACGACATTTAAGGTTAGAGCTGGTTCAAATGCAGGAGCCACTTATACCTTTAACGGCGAAGGCGGTATTCAACATTTGGGTGGAGTATTAGCATCTAGCATAACCATAACGGAGATAGTTGTTTAATGGATGGTTTTATAGAATTAACGAATGAAAAACTACAAACTCCCGAAGGCATAAGCGACCTTAATCGTATGTTTAAAAAGCTTTTTCAAGTGATAGCGGGAGATGGTGAGAAGGCAAGGGTGTATTACGGTTACGGCAGTCCTGAGAATGTGGTGGTAGCGAATGTGGGCAGTATTTATCTTAGAAAGGATGGAGGAGTGGGTTCATCAGTGTATTTTAAGGAGGCAAATAATGATGCAGCGAATGGTTGGGGTGCTAAATAGGAAAATATTATGAAATTTCAAAAAGGAAATAAAGGTTTTAGAACCAAAGAAAGTTATATTAAAGCTGGGAAAAAAATTAGTAAAAGCAAGATGGGGCATTCTGTTTTGCTGAAAACAAGACAAAAGATAAGCAAGGCTAACAAGGGCAATACTCCTTGGAATAAGAATATTAAAGGGATTCATCTTTCGCCTAAAACTGAATTTAAAAAGGGTCAAAGACCTGTTCATTGGAAAGGCGGAAAACATAAAAATAGAGGATATATTTATATTTTTATGCCTAAACATCCTTTTGCAACAAAGCAGGGCTATGTTCGCGAACATCGTTTAGTTGTAGAAAAACAGATAGGTCGTTATCTTCATCGTTGGGAAATATCGCATCATATAAACGGCATTAAAGATGATAATAGACCCAAAAATTTAATGGCTTTTAAAAACCAGAAAATACATGTTAAATTTGAAAGAAATAAGGAAGTAAATCCTGAAGATATAATTTTTAATGGGGTGGCCAAATAATGACGCAATCAGAACTTCTTATAGAAACTTTTAAAATGGTGGCGAAGTCAGGATTGTTTCCTGATGAGCCTATGAAGGATTGGGTAAAGAAACTTTTGTTTTTGCATAAGAAGGGATATTTGTATGCCGGATTTGAAAATGGCAAATTGGCGACAGTAGTTTGCGCATATAGGACTAAGGAAATCCCAAATGGATACCCAGATCGCTTCCCCGAAAAGGAGGAAGGTAATATTTTTTACGTTAACTTTATGATTTCGGGAGCGAAGGATAAGATGTTGCCAAGGCAATTGCTCTCGCGATATTTAAAAAAACATCCGGATATAGACGAAATAGCGTTTCACGATTTAGCGAATGACGCAAAATTAAAAAGCTATAAGAGGAAAAAACAGAAGGAGGAAGCAAATGGCAAAGGGAAAGAAGAGCTCGGATCTCCCAGCAGCACCACAGTACCAAGAGGACCCGTGGTACCAAAAGGGAATTGAAAAGCTTTTTGGTTTAGGCCAAAGGCTCACAGAGTTTGATTTTACGGGAAAACTATCCGGATTAGCTGAAACCATCAGCACAAGTCCTCAAATGACAAAATTGTTTTTACAAGGATTAAAATCTCAATTAGACCCTATATTTAGAGATATACGCACTCAAACCATAAGTCAACTTGCGGCTTCTAATCAGCTTGAGAGTTCTGTTACAGCCAATCGGCTTGCGCAACTGGAAGAGGATATAGAAGGCCGTTATATAACCCAGACAACGCAATTTGGTATAGCTGATATAGATAGAGCCTTACGGAATAGAATTAGTCTATTTGGTACGGGCCTTGATGTGACAGGGCAAGCGACAACTTTTGCTGGGGCAGGCGAAGCAAGAAAAAATCAATTCAATCTTGCAAATTATGCCAACATCGTTGCCGGAAAGATGTATGGAGAAGATGACAAAGGTGGTTGGGGCGGCGCTCTTATGGGTGGTTTAGGAGGCGCAGCTACCGGTGCAGCAGTCGGATCTATAGTCCCAGGTATAGGCACAGGCGTAGGAGCAGGAGTTGGTGCATTGATGGGTGGAATAGGTGGATACTTTGCTCCAAGAGGCGCAGGAAGGCAAATACTTACAGCCGGCGGAGGCACATTAGCCATTGCAGGGATGCCGCGTTCAACCGCTGGTGCAGGGTTGAGAATGAGAGAAGGGGAAGGATTGGGTTTATATGATGAGGGTTATCAAGCATATAAAAGAAGTCGAGGTTTAGTGTAAAAAATAAATAGAGGAGGGAATTATGAGCGTTTTAGATAGTATATTAAAACTCAAACAGATAGAGAAAAATGAAGATATTTTAGACCAACAGACTATGGCTTCTTTTTTAGATACCATAGTCAAAAGCAAACAAGTTTCAGATACATTTGATATGGAAAAGAAAAAACTCGACGTATCACTTGCTGGAAAGGGGCTTAAATGGGGCGATGAAGGCTTAGAAAGAGCGCCGGAGCTTGAAAGTCCTCTAGATCAATTTGAGCAGGCAGGAAAGGCTGCCAAAGCAAAGGGGCTGATTAGAGAGGAAAGTATACTTGCGGATGTAGAAGCTGGCAGGACATTGACGCCAGGAAAGCAGAAAATATATAAAGAGACGATAACGAAAGAAAAAGAGAAAAAACCTTCATTTGGACAAGAACAAAAAATAGCTGCCTTAAAATCGGGAATTAAAAGAGGCAGAGTTGTTATTGGTAAAGAATGGGGAGAGCCTGAAGAATTTGACATTGAGACAATCGACGATGTTTATAGAGCAATTGAATTATCCAAATTGGATCCAAGCCTATTTGAAGAAGAATTAAAGCGATATGAAGAAGTTATTGTTGCGGACGAAAAAGGCAACCAATATACTCTTCCGATGGGCCAATTAGAACAAGCACTAAAACAAGGTTATAAGAGGATAAAATAAATGCCGCTTGATTTAAAACCTTTGGAAGAGAAAAAATTAATTCTTAAGCCTGCCAAACAAGAGCTTGACCTAAAGCCTGTTCAAGCATCTTCAAACGCTGGGCTATCTTTGCGCCCAGTTGGTATGAATCTAAGCTTAGATGGATACGCTGATGAAAAGGACGCCTTTTCTAAAATGAGCAAATTTGGTAAGGTTTTAGACATACTTGGTCGTCCTGGCTATGCGATTAAATCTATAATAAAAGCAAATTCAGATGAATTGAATGTCATTTTACATCAAGAGAATTTAAGTGAAGAAGAAAAACATGACCTTTTTCAAAAACAATCTTTGAGTGCAAGAGAGGCTTTAAATGCAGCATGGCGAGGCTTTTCTGGCGAAGAGCGAGTTACTATGAACCAAATATGGGAAGATTTAGGCGTAAAAGGTGTTCCACTTTTAGGATTCGCCTCTGAACTTGTAATCGATCCTTTAATGTATGGTGGCTATCGAGGAATCACGAAAACATTAGGCAAGGGTATCAACCTTGTTCGCAAGGGAATACAGACAATTCCAGGAGTTACGAAAGCCACTACTGCCATCGGAACACGAATTGAGCCAATTACATCCGCTTTAAAGGAAATGTTTATTACAAAAACTGGCATAGGAAAATTAAACGATTTAATAGATTACTATCTGTCGAAACGTCAGTACCTTAAAAGGGAAGAGCTTAAGTTTGGGGTTAAGACGCGAAACATAATACAGAACATATCTAAAAAAACAGGGCAATCTATAGACGATGTTCAAAAGCAAATAGTTAGCATAATCGAACAGCCGGAGGTTGCGTTGCCAGGCGTTGCGCCTGAAACGCGCGCGTTAGGCAATGTAGTCAAATCTCACCTTACGAATATACTCACCAAAGAAATGAAGGCGGGCGTTCCAATCACAGAGCTTTCTAAAAATGCACGCAATATTCAATACTTCCCACGTATCACTTCTAAGGAAGCTATGGACTATTTAAGAGCAGCTAAAAAAAGTTATAAAGGTGATTCTAAAATATGGAATACCATGGTTGCTAATGCTAAAAGACGAAAAACAGCCGATTGGACATTGCAAGAATTTAATGATTTTGTTAAACTTCATGGCCTGGAAAGTTTGGGCGGCAAATCGGTTGAGGAGTTTTTTATTAGCAATCCTTCGTACGCAGTAGCCATAAGAGGAACGAGATCGGCAAAGGCAGTTACGTCAGCACAATTTCTTGACGATGTTGGTAAGCAATTCGGAAAGTCCACTAAAGAATTGCCCTATGGCGTAGAGCTGTCCGATACTGTTACAAAGTTAAATCCCTCCCTTAGAGGTCTTAAGTTTGACCAGGAAGTAGCGTCTGAAATTACAAGAGTTACGCAATCTTACATCAATCCTCAGCAAGCAAAGATTTTTATGCGAACATTCGACGCTGTTCAAAATACCTGGAAAAAATGGACTCTTGCGCCCTTCCCCAAGTACCATTTGCGCAACATGGTAGGCAACATGTGGAATAATCATTTGGCAGACGTAGACCCAAAACAATATGGTCGCGCACAAGCAATACAAATGTATAGAAAATACAAAAATACCCCTGGGGGACTTAATAGAGTTGCTATGGAAAACTTGAACAAATTTGGTATTACTTCCCAAATGGCTGATGATGTTATTGTGCAAGCCGAAAAAACAGGAGTATTGGGACATGGCTGGTATGCAGCTGACATCGAAACGGGTATTGAGCGTGCCGTAAAAGGAGAGAAGGGGCTTATATCAAAAGGTATGGCGTTTGGATCTACCATTGAGAATAACGCTCGGTTAGCTCATTTTTTAGATAGATTAAATAAAGGCGATGATGCTTTATCTGCTGCAAAATCGGTTAAAAAATTCTTATTTGATTATCAAGATTTAACTGCATTTGAAAAGCAAATAATGAAAAGGCTGTTCCCATTTTATACATGGACGCGCAAGAATATCCCATTACAAGCAGAACAGTTGTGGAAACAACCCGAAAAATTTATGAAACTTGCTCCACCCTTAAGGGCGCGCAATGAACAAGATTTGTTGAGACTTAAATATGCAAGACCTGATTTATACGAGAGGTTGCCTGTTGAGATACGCAGAACTGCGGATACTGTAACTTATATGCCCTTAGAGGGGGTAATCCCTGCTGGCGATTTAGCTAAAATGGTAAGGCCACAGGAAATATTTGTCGAATTACTCACGCCTTACTTACGGGCCCCTATCGAATTGACGATGAACAAAAGCTTTTATTTTGAGTCTGAAATACAGCGATACCCGAAAGAAACTCAAGAACTTTTGCGCATGGATATACCAGTAAAGACGAAATATATTTTAACTACAGTATTGCCACAAGCAAGGATGCTTAACGAATTAAATAAGCTTGTGAAAAAACAAGTAAGAAAGGAAAAGCTGACACCTGGCGAACAAGCTCTTATGCAATCTTTAACTTCTATTTACAAGGTAAACCTCAAAGATTTGAGAGACCGGGCGTTGCGCAGAATAGAGAAGAAAGCAGAAGATTTAAAACGAGGCGCTTTTTGGGCTAAGAGATACGAAAGGACCAAAGAAGGTAAGCGAATAAGAGGGACCTATAAGGAGTTAAAAGAGTTGATGAAAAAGATAAAGGCTTATTGAGGTGGCCATGTATCGGTATAAAAATTTCTTTCGTCTTCAGATAGGTCTATACAGGGCATTCTGTCAATAGCTGGTTCTATGCAGAAAGTCCATAAGCCGGCTATTATAAGATAAAGGATCACCCAAAAAGCAATAGTTTTTAAGGCTTTCATTGTTTTTAAGGAGACTTTAAATGACGACCATCGAAAATTATATTAGAGGGTTTAATAGGACAATTTTTTTCAAATCTGTTGTGAGTAGCTTGATTAACAAATGCCATAAGCATATGAGGTCTATTGTCATCTTTTTCACCAAGATGATGAGCTTCTTCTTTAGGCAAAAGAGGACGACCGATTTGAGATTCAATTATAAGACGATGTTCTCGAACATAACCCAAACTGTTTGCAAATGGATGATCAGGTTTAAGAATAAAAACATATCCCTTCTTTTTGTATCGTCCATTTTTCCAGTTACTATTTTTAAAACCTTTTTGATTTGCACTCATTTTTTTCTTGGTTTTCTCAGAGCGCTTAAGACCTCTATGTGCATTAGCAGAATTTTTTATACGTTCAGGAGAAAATTTAATATCTTTGTGGGCTTTACTCATTTGTTGTCTAATTTCTTTTGAATATTTTAAGAAGAGGACTACCTTTAAAAAGCTTACCAGTAAATATCTCTTTTAAAAAAGAAAGGGTTTCTTTTTTATCGTAAACAAGGCATAAGAACAAAAAATACAAAAAAACATATTTTATGGGAATCGTTTTAAGATCAAACAATATAAATATTAAAAATATCAATAATGACAAATGGAATACTATTTTTGCCAAAAACCTTAACAATATGAAGATTTTAAGACCTGTGGTTGTTTGCCAGGGTTCTAAATCTTCAATACCTTTTGGTTGTTGGTTTTCTAGTTCTTTCATAGATCTTTCTTAGATATATCATCAAAGGTTAATGGCAACTTAACAGTTGTTCTGAGAGATTTGCTTCCGTGTAATGCATAAGTTTCACCTGTAAATCTGTCTAATTTATAAGCTGTCTGTTGACCAGAACCAACGATGCTATATCGATTAAAAAGAAACAACCAAACAAGAAGCAGGATTATTAAGGCTATAATAGCTTTTTGAAAAGTGGTCATGTTTACCTCTTGTAGGCATAATTACTTTCTCCGTTCTTTATCCCAATATGGGGATTTGCACTTAGGGCAAATGCGAATTTCTGATTTGCGAGGTGTCCATTTATGATTACAACGTTTACATTTAAGACAATTAAGTTTAAGCTTTATCATAACATAAGTATAGCTTATAAGTAAACTTCTGTCAAGGAGGAAAATACTAACTATGTTTGGAGAAGATGAAAAAAATAAAAAACTGCACATAAGCGGTGAATTAAAGACTTTAATTGTTATCCGTGAAGCACTTGGGAATTTGGAGAAAACTATCAAAAGTATCAACATTGAAAATGTATCTGTAGATAACATAGATTATGTCAAAAAATATCTACGCGAAGAACTTGCTATTCTTGCCAAAAAAGTGAATACAACTGTTAATTCTATACATATTCCCGAATCACTTTCTGTCTCTAATTTTGAAATCAAAGTTGAGGATCTAAAAACTCTTATAGAAACAATAAATGATTTACGCGCTATTCTTGCACAAGTGGATTTTAAGCCTACAATTGATGTAAAAACGCCTGAAGTTAAAATCCCCGAAATTAAGGTTCCAAAGGCTGAAGTTGACGTTAAAATACCCCCTATAAGCGTTCCTGAGCCAAAAGTAACTATTGCCCCTAAAATTGATTTAAGTAACATTATAAAAGCTCTCAACCCCCTAAGATACCTATCTAATAAGGCCTCCCAACCTCTGGCAGTAAGGATGTCGGATGGCAAGAAATTCATAAGGATATTAAAAGACACAGGGGAAAGGATGGTAACAGCTTTTGCCAATGCTCCAGGTATGACGACGGATGATTTCAAGACGGCTTATAAGAAACTTGATACAGCATCTGGTATAGTTAGTGCTAGAAAAACTGTGGCAACGGCAGGAACAGCTGTCCAATTAATTACGGCAAGAACGCTTTGTTTTAGGGTAGATCTATCGGCAGATTTAGGAAACACAAACCCTGTTGTCGTAGGCGGATCAGCTGTTGTTGCGGCAAGCGATTCGCAGAAAGGCATAGTTTTAATTCCCGGCAATGATGTGATATCCGTTTTAATAGATGATGTATCCAAATTATATGTAGATGCGCAGACAAATGGTGATTCAGTTTGCTTTAATTACTATACGAGGTAAGTAATGAAAAAAATCTTATCAATTTTAACTATATTGCTTTTTATACCTCAAATTTGCCTTGGGGCAACACGTCTTGATGATGAAGGTATAAGTCAGGGTTATATCAATATTCTTGATTTTGTAGGTAGTAATGTAAGCGTCGCAAGGTCTGGAATTACCGGAACAGTTACTATAAGCGGTGGCGGTGGTGATGTATCTGGTCCAGCTTCTTCTACCGATAATGCTATAGTACGTTTTGATGGTACGGGTGGTAAGACTATACAGAATAGTATTGTAACAATGGCTGATACAACTGGTTTAATGACTTTTCCAGCAGTATTGGCAGCTGCTTCAGGGGGACCAAATAAATTAGTTTTATATTCAGGATTTAATATTGGTTTTGGAGTGTCGACAGGAGCATTAAATTATCACATCAATACTGGAGGGAAACATGTTTGGTATGTTGGAGATACCCCTGCACAAGAAATGTATTTAGATGCATCTGGGTTAATAGTAAATTCAACAGATACAACGGTAAGACATAAGTTACATGTTGGTACTTATGAAGCTCCAGTATATTCTTCGGCAATAGCAGGTTTTTACAATGCTGGAGATGCGTATGTAATGCAAAGAAATACCACTAATGATGTTGAACTAGGTTATGGGTGTTTAACAAGTAATGCTTTTATGGGAACAGGAACAAATCATAAGCTAACTTTTAGAGTAAATAATTCAGACGAAATGGAATTAGAAGCTGATGGAGATTTGTATTTACATAATAATTTAGGGGTAGGAGTGTCGCCAGGAGCACCACTAGATTTTAAGGGTGTGGTTGGTGCAAAAATAAATTTATGGACTGGTGTAACCTTAGGAATAGGATACCAAACCAATGTAATGGAATATTATACGCATGCATCAGGTGCTGACCATGTATTTGGTTATGGCTCTTCAGGTTCAATAACAAGAACAATGACTATAGACAATGGAGTGCCTGGCGTGTTAATAGGAACGGGAACAGGAGCACCAAATGGTATACTTCATCTTGATAATGGTGCTTCAGACACAGACCTAATTATAGAAAAAGACGCTGGTACAGCAGCTGATATAATCTTTCATAATGCAGGAGCTGCAGCACATATAGGATTTATGGATGATGAGAATATATATGTGGAAAATGACACTGCAGATAAAGATATAATATTCAAAATATTGGATGGAGCGGCAGATACTGAAGTAATGAGGATAGATGGTTCTTCATCGAATGTCGGCATTGGGACGGCGACACCATTAGTTAGGTTACATTCAGCTGACCGCTACATCTTTAATTCCACCTCTGATTTTGTAAGTGGCTCTACAGGAAGTGGAATGTTAATGGGCTTAGGTGCAGCTTCAGGTGATACATATTCTTGGATTCAGGCAGTTAAAACAGGTAATACTGCTATTGCAGATTTAGTATTAAATTATGATGGAACTAATGCAGGTAACGTAGGCATCGGGACGACGGGGCCGGGGGCGAAGTTGACAGTTACAGATTCAGGTTTCCCGGTAGCTGATATTGAAAGAGTGTCAGCCAGCGATGGAAATCTCAAGGGAACGATGGTGCTATCTAGAGATACTGGCACAGATGCTCAATCAGGGGATGGGGCAGGAATAACTATCAGGATGAAGAACAGCGTCAATGCATATAATAATTATGCGGGTTTCTATGGACAAGTGTTAGATGATACAGATGGTGCTGAAACTGGACAATTAGCTTTTGCTACTCAAGATTCTGGAGGTACTCTTTCTAATGGTATCAGGATGGTCATAGACAACAACGGCAACGTCGGCATCGGGACGACGGCACCGGGGGCGCTTCTGGATGTTGACGGAGATGCAATATTTAATGAGTCAGGAGCAGATAAAGACTTTAGAATAGAAGGAGATACTGTTACAGACCTTCTAAAAATAGATGCAGGCACAGATACAGTTCAACTTAATGGTGGTTTAATTTTAAATAGAACTGCTACGGCAGTAAGTTATACTACTTTACTTACAGATTATATTGTAGGTGTTACTAATACAGACGCAGCAAGGACTATAACTCTTGAGACGGATTCTGTTGCAGCAGGCAGGATGGTAATAGTCAAAGATGAATCAGGTGCAGCAGGGACTAATAATATCACAATAGCCACAGAGGGAGCAGAGACGATAGATGGTGCAGCTACGGCAGTAATAAGTGCGAATTATGGAAGCGTGTCATTATATTCAGATGGGACGAATTGGTTTATATATTAGGAGAAAAATATGACTTATAAATATGGTGGTGAAATGCAGGCGGGTAAAGAAACTATTGGTGCCGCTGACGGCGATAAATTAGTAACATTTCCTGTTGCTTTTCCTGATGCAAATGTATCAGTAGTTATTACCCTTGGCTGGGAAGCTACTAATAAAGTAGAAGAATTAAGTGCATCTCAATTTAGAGCTTATTTTAATGTGGTAGCTGGTGCGGAATCTTACATGTACTGGCAGGCGGTAAAATACTAATGAAAACATTAGCTATACCATTTATAAAACGAGATTATTGTTTAGATTTATTTATGGAACAGATAAAGAAACAGACTTATCCTAAAGATAAGCTCTATTTATTATTTGTTGATAACTCTAAAGACATTCTCTATGGAACAAGATTAAGACATATATTTAGTGAAATAAAAGATGACTATGCTGATTCTAAATTTATAACACTTAACTTTGATAGTTTTGACCATAGTGATTATTCACCTACTATAGATTGTAGATTAGCCAAGCATAGAGCTGTAGTAGCGGTTATGAAGGAGATATATAAAGAGTCTAAAGGAGACCTATTTATAGTTGAAGATGACACTCTTATACCTCTTAATGCCCTAGAGAAACTTAACGCTGTTTGTATAGTTTGTAAAGACGCAGTAGCTGCTTGCGGCTATTCTTTCTACTGGCATAAGGGCTGGAAGGGCAGACCTAATGTATGGGAATTTAAGATGGAAGGAATAAAGGGTGGGGAAGAAGGAGTTAAAGAACTTGAGTGGAAGATGGTTCCTACTTCTGGTATAAGAGAGGGAGTTGAATCTATAGGAGCCTCTGGCACAGGTTGTATCCTCTTAAAGCGTGAATTTCTTGACTCTGGCTATGAACCTAAAGAGATAGTAGATACATTAGGCTTTAAAGGACAAGATATTCATGTAGGTTATTGGATAAATGTAAAGATGAGAAAGAGACTCTATGTAGATTGGTCAATAAGGTGTCCTCATATACACAAAGATACAGATGGTAAGATAGATGTAATAGGGGCAAATGTAGTTATTGAAGATGGAAAGTTGGTGCCTACATGGTAAGTAGTTGTTCAATGTTAGCATATAAACTATGGTCAAGGGCATGCGAGATGGCAGGATATTATAAAAATCTTACAACTTGTACTTATAGATATGACCATACAATAGATATAATCATGCAGCATACAAGACAAGGAGATTTTATAGATGTAGGTACTGGCTCTGGTTCTATCCCTTTTCTTTTAACTATAAGATGTGCAGGAATAAAAATTAAAGGAATTGACAGAACTGAACTTTATACTGCTAATAGGATATTAGATAACTTCTTACCAGATTTAAGATATAGAGTTAGCTTTCAACAAAAAAGCATATATGATTTAGATGAGAAACATGACTATGTTATATGTACAGAAGTATTAGAGCACTTAGAAGATGATAAGAAAGCATTTGATAATCTTTTAAATAATACAAAGAAAATTCTTTTTATATCACTACCAAGTGAATTTTCATCAGAAAACGTACCTGGACATTTGAGGAGGTATAATAAAGATGCTATAACAAAGTTAATAAGTCCCTATACCAAGAAGTTTGAATTTCATGACCATGAATTAATGAATCATTTTCATTTTGTAACAATAGAAAAATAACGAAGGAGGAGTAAAATGAAACAATTAGTAGTAATATTGGCAATACTCCTTGTAGCAAGTACAGCTTTTGCTCGCTATGAAGGAGAAGTTGAAGAATTATTTAAAGTGAATGAAAATACTATGAAGATACAAAAGTCCTTGTTCGATGCACAAGGGAAGAAAGTTATTCTACCAGATAGAACAGAACAACATGATCTTCGGCATATCCTTATTCAGATTCAAAGGACAAAGAAGACTATAGCTAACTATCAAGACCAAATGTGGATAGACAAGCAAATAGCCAAATATCAAAAAAAATTAGCAAAATGGGAGAGTTATAGAGATATAATAACTGGTCAATAGGAAAGAATAAACTTAAGGAAAAAAACAAGTGGGAGATTTAACTCTAGAGAAGTTAAATATAGATGCTAGACTTAGAAAAGTTGAGAATAATATAGTAGAACTAAAAACTATAATTACTGAGTGGCGCAGTTCTCACAATAAAGAAGCAATTGATCGTCAGAAAGCTACTTGTGCTAAATTGAATGAAATATTTGATTTTATACATAGTCAGTATGAAAGAAAAACTGAATGTATGAATGAAGTTAAGGGATATGTAAAACAAGCTATAGCATGGGCTTTGGGCATACCAGCAGCTATTGTTTCTATAACTTTTGCCATTATTAAACTAAAGGAATTGTTTGGTGGCTAAAATACTATTAATAGATGATGAGGTAGGTTTTCTTGAGCTTGTAAGAGATTATCTTGATAGTAAAGGATATAATACTATAACTGCTCAATCTGCTGCAGAAGGTATAAAAAAATTTAAGAAAGAAAAGCCTGAGCTTGTGATGTGCGATATTATAATGCCTGGTAGAGATGGTTGGGATACTATAAGAGTAATACGGAAAATTAATAAAGAAATTCCAATAATAGTTTTATCTATTATACACGATTTTGAAGGTAAAAAAGAGATATATTCAGAACCACCAAATTATTATATGTCTAAACCTATATCGATGGAGACATTAAGTAAGAGTGTTAAGAAAATATTATATGAAGGAAATAAAGTTACCATTTAAACGTCAACTATTAAAAGAACTTCAAGTTATTGCAAATGATTTGAAAGATATACACTTTCTTGAAAGAGAAAAAGCAAAGTTTATTACTAAAAGGAATATCTGTAATATAGAAATAGCTGAACTGGCAACTAAACAACGTAAACTTAGAAAAGACGTTTGTGATACAATTGATAAAGCAGTTTTAAAAGATATGAACTCAAAAAGAAGAGAAGATGAGTAATGATTAAATTAGTAATGATCATATTAATATTATTACTATTTCAAGGATGCGCCAATGTTACAAGTGTTTATTATCCAGATAAACAAGGCTATATGGTAGAGGTAATAAGAATAAAACAAAACACACAAGGAGCAGTCACCTACAAGCCTGAAACTCAAGAAGTAACTGTGGATAGTCGAAAGACAAACTGGTGGCAACAGAATGTCGTACCCATGTTTTCAGGAGTGCTAGATAAAGCAAGCCGGGCAAGATAAGGAAATACCATGCCATTTAAAGGTAATTTTGTTATAAAGAAAATCAATCGCATGGAGTATAAAATACAAGAAGAATACTCTTACACTTCTAAAGAGAATGAAATCTATGTAGTTAGTAAGGGATTCATTACAGACGGTGCTTCAATTCCAAAAATTGTATGGACTATAGTAGGATCTCCTTTTACGGGCCGCTACACAAAGGCAGCCGGCATACACGATATGCTCTATACATTTCAAACGGTTAATCGCAAGAAAGCAGATAAGATATTTCTACAAGGTATGGAGGAATTGGGTGTATCTTGGTGGAAGCGGCGACTCATGTGGAGATGTGTTCGCATTTTTGCGTGGATCCCATGGAATAAGCGCAAAAAATCTCTGAAAGGAAAATAGCAGAAGGGGACTTGACAAGTAGATATTTGTAAGGTAAAATTATGCTATGAATGACGAAACTTATAAATGCGGTTTTAATCTTTTTATCTACTATGAATCAACCGGCCCCCAAGAGATAGAAACAACTCATTTATCCCCTACCACATACAAGCATATCAAAAGAGATCATTGCATAGATGATCCTTGTTCTTTTATTGAAGATACATTGCTCGATCCTTGGGCTATAGTAGAAGATAAGACAAAAAAGGACAGATGGATTTATCATAGAGACTATGAATATGGATTATATAAAGTTGTAGTAGCCTGTATAGTAGATAAAAAGATTAAAACCGCATTTATAAGTGATGAAGTAAAAGGGGGAAATGTCAAATGGATACAAAAAGGCCCTTTAAACAAATAGCCGTTTCTTATGACAAAGAAGCAGATGTACTATATATGTCGGAAGGACCTCCACGCCAAGCCATTTGTAGGATGCTTGATCATGGAGTAGTTGTCCGGAAGGATCCTAAGACGAAAGAAGTCGTTGGCTTCACCATAGTCGATTTTATATCTCATTATAGTAAAGCAATTCCTCAATCGATACCGATAGGGGCAAGATTTTCTCTATTGCAACCTGCTTAATCTGCAAGTTCGTTAGAAATCTCAAAAGCTAAAAAAACAATTTGTATTTTTTAAAATATATGATATGCTAATCTTCCTATATGTACCATGTAAAATCTATTTTCAATAACCTCTTGACAAGTTTGAAAACATCAGGTATACTTTGTTTAACAATTGTTATCATTTGTTAAACAAGGAGGCTGTTGTTATGGTTAAAAGATATGATGCTCCTATATTAGGAGTACGACTTTCTGTATCCTTAAGACGAAAGTTAGTAAAAAGGGCAAAAGAAGATAAAGTAAGCGAATCAGAAATTGCGCGTCAATTTATTAAAGATGGTCTTAATGGCACTTGGAATCTTTGCTTTAAATGTAGGAAGGAATTGAAGAGATGAAAGAGCATGATCGCCCCGCTTTATAGTACTAATTTTGGAAAAGCATACTGTGCAGATTGTATAGATATATTAAAAACAATTCCTAATGGTTCAATCGATCTTGTCATAACCTCGCCTCCTTTCGCCTTGAGGCGAAAAAAATCTTATGGAAACGTTTCTGCAGAAAGATACTGTGAATGGTTTTGGCCATATGCTCAAGAAATCGCTCGAGTTTTGAAGGGCAATGGAAGCTTTGTCTTAGACATTGGAGGATCATGGAATAAAGGCGAGCCAACACGTAGCCTATACCATTTTGAACTTCTTCTCAAACTATGCAGCTCGCAAGGCCCTTTTAAGCTTGCTCAAGAATTTTATTGGTACAATCCAGCAAAAATGCCTGCCCCAGCTCAGTGGGTTACGATAAAACGCGTGAGAGTTAAAGACGCCGTCAATCCTATATGGTGGCTAGCAAAAACAAAAAGGCCAAAAGCTTCTAATCTTCGTGTATTAAAGCCATATAGCAGAAGTATGGAAACATTATTGAAGCGTGGCTATAATGATGGCGCTAGACCATCTGGCCATGTGGTTTCAAAAAAATGGAATACCCGACACAAAGGAGCCATTCCATCAAATCTTATAATAGCAGCGAATACTATGAGTAGTCACAGATATTTAAGCTCTTGTAAAAAACATAAGTTAGAAGTTCACCCTGCAAGATTTGTAGAAGCCATACCAGAATTTTTTATCAAATTTCTGACCAAGAAGCATAATGTAATATTAGATCCATTCAGTGGGAGTAATGTCGTTGGCGAAATTGCAGAGCGATTAAACCGAAAATGGATTAGTATAGAAATAAATAAAAACTATGTTATTGGCTCTGCATTTCGCTTTAATGGATTAGGCGAGGCTATTTATCGTAGGCATAGAGCGAAGAAGGAGATTTGATAATGAAATTTTTCAAAGAGTACCAGGAGGAAAAATAAACTATGGGGTTTTACGATCAAATAGGGGAGAAGAAAGTCAATAAAACGCTTCAAATTCAGGAGTCTACAAATAGAGCTTATACTGCCATCTGTCAGGCTATTACTGGCAAGCAGAATAGCTTTACCCAAGTTACAACAGAACTGATAAACACCTTTATCCATCAGTTCAGATCAGAGTCGTATTTTAAGGATTTGCTTCCTGCAAAGATGTACGAACTGACAATAAAGGAAACCTTTGGCATTAAGGATATTAAGAAAATAGAAGAAAGGCCGATAACAATGGCAACAGGGGAAAAGTTCGTTTTTCAGCTTCTTCGAAAGAAAAAGCACTTGACAAGATAAGAAGTATCGTGTATACTACCAATGATCTTTGAAAACCAGACCTAGCGAGGCGCCAAGTGGAAGCGGGCGCGAGAATCCACGTTAAAAACACAAGGCTATACCTAATAACAATCGGGGCGTCCAAAGGGATAGCTCCTTTTTCTAAGCCTATGTAGTTAACATAATATATAAAAGTGGTTATGAATAAAGGAGTTATAGCTAAGCTTTAGCTAAAGTTTAAGCAAAAACTCTCAGAAAACCCGATTGTTACTGAAAGATTAGGTAATGGTCGGGTTTTTTTGTTTAAAAACTAGCAAAAGATTTTTAAGCAGAGATTAAGCAATGATAAAGAACACAAACAGAAAAGAGAATATATAGATAAGCAAAAAGTGATATTTTTTTGCTTACAAAACCAAAGTTTTAAAAAAAGAAGGGACTAAGATGATAAATCCATTAAAACTAGCGCGAATGAATAAAGGTAAAAAGCAATATGAATTAGCTAATGAAGTCGGTATTTCTCAGACAGATCTTTCTACTTATGAATTAGGTAAGCGAAAAGTCCGCGTTGAACTGAAATATAGATTTGCCAAGATCTTAGAAACTCCAGTCGAACAGCTTTTCCCGGAAGGAGGATAATATGACACGATTGGAACGCAGGCACAAAGATGAAGAGTTGGTCCGTGGTTACTTTAAAGCAGAAGAGATAGCAAATAATTGTCCTGCCGATACATTAGAAAGGCGCCATGAATATGAACGGAATGAGATCGAAACAATGAGAGAAAAAGAATGATAAAGAAAGACATTGGATAGAACACTTGTAAAGTCAGTAACAGGACAGATAAAAATATAGGAGGAAAAAGCCATGGGTAAAGATGAAAAAGAAGTCATGAAAGTCGGAGGACCGGGGGAGGATATTTTGACTATACAAACCCCAGAAGATGTTATTGCGATCGCGGAAAAGCGTTCAGGGTTGCTTATAAGATTCAAGCAACTCAGCATAAAACACACCAATAGGCATGACTGGGTAGATCAAGGTGGCAAAGCGGGTCAAGCAGGTAAGCCATATCTTACGTCATCAGGAGCAGAAAAGATAGCACGACTTTTTGGAGTAAAAATTCACAGCATTAATTACTCCAAGAGGACGATGACCGATGATAAAGGAAGTTACTATATATATGAATACAACGGCGTAGCCGAACTTCCATCAAAATTTGATTCCATTGAGGCAGTCGGGACCTGCACGTCCAGGGACGTATTCTTTGCCAAGAAGGGCGGGGAATATAAGAAGCTCTCGGAAGTAGATGAGTCAAATATTATGAAGGCGGCGTATAGCAACTTCGTAGTTAATGCAATTACAAGACTTCTTGGAATCAGGAGTATGACATGGGAAGAAGTCGAGGCCGGAGCCAGTTTCAAGAAAACTGATGTCCAACGCGTTGAATATGCCAATGGCGCACAGTCAGGGCAATATCTTGTTTCAGAGGCACAGTGCAAAAGATTGTACGCTATATCTAAAGAAGCAAAGGTGGATGCAGATACAATTAAGAAACATCTTAAGAAAAATTATGGTATTGACTCATCGAAGGAGATTAAGCGCGAATTTTATGACGACATAGTTAGCTGGGTGCAAGAACAAGGTCGAGCAAGCAGAGGAGGTAAGTAATGTTTGATATTATATCGAAGGTTTATGAGTACAAAGCATCAAAACAGAGGGTTTATCCCTGCCATGTAAACAGAGCATCATCTCTGGGGCATCCTTGCGAGAGGTATCTTGTCTATATGCGCACTATGTGGGACAAGATGGAGCTTCCAGATGTGGAGAGGGAATTTATCTTTGCTGGGGGCAGACTCATTGAGGATATGGCTGTAGCGGAACTTAAGGATGCAGGAATTGAAATCACGAATCAAGGTAGGGATTACTTTGACGAGAAGTATAAGATTTCTGGCCATGTAGACTGTTTTGTAGCTAAGGTGGAAGATGACAAAAAACCAGACAGATTTCCATGTGAGATCAAGGGGATATCACCCTTTGACTTTAATAAGATTAACAGTGTGGAGGATATGCTTAAGTCAAGGAACTCATGGACTAAGGCTTATCCCGCACAACTTCAACTCTACATGTTCTTGGCAGCGAAGGATGAAGGGCTGTTTTATATTAAGAGTAAGGTGTCATTTGTTCCAAAGCAGATATGGGTAAAGTTAGATTATGGATATTGTGAGGAGCTTCTGCAAAAATGTGAGCGAATCAATAAACATGTGGCTGAAGGAACCCTTCCAGAAAAAATCGTTGACTATCAAACCTGTAAGAAGTGTCAGGCAAAACATTTTTGTAGGCCGGATATTGTTTTTGGGGAAGGTATAGGCTTTTTGGATGATTTGGAAGTCGAGAAGAAACTGGATCGCAGAGAGGAAACCTCAAAGGCAGCCTCGGAATACAAGTCTTTAGACGCAGAGATCAAAGAAGGGCTCAAGGATTATATGAAGGATCGGAGCACTGCGATGTGTGGCAAGTGGCTTATTGAGAAAAAGGTATCGGCAAATAAAGCAATCAGGTTTAACTTCACAAGACAATAGGAGTAAACATGGATAAAAAAACTAAACTCCGCCTAAAGATAGCCAGAATCGCCTATGAAGAGGCCTACAAAGAACTCAAAAAGACAATTAAATACGCAGATAAAGTGCTTAGGAGGGCGAGATGGCTAAATTCATAGTGCTTATTTTAGCGCTATTATGGCTAGGATGCGTCTTAACTGCTGATTGGATAGTTAGATACCGAAAGGAGTGGTTATGAATACTCAAAGACAAAGGCTTGCCGAGTTATTTGAGGCATCTCCAAATACATGGATTCCTTTACCAAGAATAACTGGGCTAGGAATCGCCATGTACCCACCGCGAATTAAAGAACTCCGGGATGAAGAACATATGCACATAGTAAATAAACTTGAAGTAGTTAATGGTGTTAAACATTCTTTTTATATGTACATACCATACAATAAAGAGCAAAAAGAGTTTAAATTTTGTTAAGGAGTAATCATGCCAAGAGGCAGAATGTTAAGCAAGAAGATCAGTTATGATGAAAAGGTAGCCCATTTATCACTCAAGGCAGCACTGTTTTATACTTGGTGCATACCACATTTGGACGTCAAAGGTAGGATTTACGCAAATCCTTGCTATTTAAAGGGTGTCGTTATACCCTACCGAAAAATTTTTACCCCCTCCAATATTCAGCATTGCATAAATGAAATGGAGAAAAACGGTTTAATAGTTACCTATGGAAATTCTCGTAAATATATGGAATTTAAAGGGTTTACAAAAAATCAAACTATAGCCGAAAGTAAAGAAGCTCCGTCTGAAATACCTGCCCCTACTCTAGAGCAACTCCAGAGTAACTCCAGATTAACTCCAGAAGAAGTAAATACAAGTAAAGTAAATATAAGTAAAGTAAATATATATGTCGAAGTTGCCAAAGCAACATTCGACCATTATATAAAAATTTTCAATAAAAACAAAGAACAATACCAATTTACCTCATTAAGAAAAAACAAAGTTAGCCAAAGAGCAAGAGAAATACAGGTTATTACTAATGATATAGCCAAAACTAAAGATCTACTTTTTATCGCTATTAATAATCGTAGAGCCTCAAAATTCCATATGGGTGAGAATGAACAGGGTAAGAAGTATATAGATTTTGTGGATCATATATTTAAATCTCAAGAATATACAGAGAAGCTTATATTTGAGGAAAAAAAAGTTGCAATTAAAAAACCGGAATATATAGACGATATGTTAAAACACTACAGAAAGAAGTTAAAAAGTGAAGGAAAAGGATAGATTAAAAGGTATAGTTGAAGACATGTCAGGTAAAGAAGCACTTGAGTTTATAGACAAGTATAAAGACTTTAAGAAAAAGCCTAAAAATATAATGGTGTTTATACATGATAAAGTGAGATCTATAAGATCTATTATTAAGCAAGGTAAGTGGATGCGTGTATGACAAATTTTTGTCTGATGTGTGGCTTACCCTTAGATAAAGAGTTTAGAAGATGGAACAAGAATTTTCAGGGATGGGAAGGGCCAAACAGAAAGTATTGCAATGAAACATGTAGTCAGCGCAAAGAAAGAGAATCGCGGCCTAAAAACAGAAAAAAAGCGCCTTGGACACCAGATGCTATAAAGGATGAAAGTAGCTGTTAAGTACGAAACAAAAAGTTACTACTATATAAAGAAACGCAAGCAATATGATGTTAGAAAAGCATTTGCTCGTTTTCATAACCGTATTTGCAAGAAGTGTGTTTATAGATTAAAACCTTTGGTAGCAGTCGATTGCAACGCTCGAGCAAAAGGTTACTCTTGGGCGCCAGACTCTTGGCTTTATGAAAAAAATCTTGAGCGTGCTGGTAGAGATAATTGGGTTCAACCCAGTTGGACAATTCAATGCTGCAAATACGAACCTGTGAGGAAAAATGAAACACACAAAACATTCAAAAAAGTACACAGATTATCTGGAGTCAAAAGAATGGCAAAAAAAACGTAAGCGCAAGCTCATATCCATAGGATATAAATGTGAGCGGTGCGGGGTGTTCGGCCGTTTTCCCTGAAGAATTGGTAGAAACGCCTATTAAAGCAGGATGCCCGCAGGGGGGGGTAATACTGGATCCGTTTTTTGGTGCAGGCACAGTAGGAGTTGTAGCTAAAAAACTTGGTAGGAATTATATAGGCATAGAGCTTAATTCCGATTATATTAAGATGGCCGAGAAAAGAATAACAAATACACAAGGGAGGCTTTTATGAAATGGTTAATTATATGGCTTATTATGTTATTTTTTGCTGGTTTTATGGTTGGTGCTATTTACTGGGAAGAAAAAGGTTATCATGAAGGTGTGAATTATGTTTTTAATGAAATTTATGCAAAATAAAGGACGTTTGATATTTTTGCTTCTCTTGAGCAAGGTATTACAAAAATACACATAAGTGTGGGGCAAAAGAAGTACATGAAGTCAAAGTGCATATTACCATGATACCTGTTTGGAATATAAAACGAAAATTGTTTAAAAGTTTGTATCCTGATATATCTTACATAGTAATAAGATAAGGAGGCGTAGATGAAGAAAAAAAAGCCAAGCGTAATAATCTTAACAGACGATCTTGAGCATATTAAAAAAGTGGGTCGCGGAGGGTATTTTATTCAAAAAAAGCACAGTCTTTTTGTTTGTGATCCTCATGACTTTGAGGATTATCTTGAGCTACGAGAAAACAGAAAACATAAATAATGACTAAGTGGAAACGGTCTCTTGGAACAAGTAAGCGTGAGCAAAGTGTAATAACACCCAAAGCACCGCAGAATAAACATAAAAAACTTAAGGTCATTAAACTAACCCTATGGCAAAGGTTTTTGCTAAGGATAAAAAGGAGGTAGGTAATGGATAAATGGAATGATTTTATATTGATTGTTTTGACAGTTTTTCTTTGTGTATGTATGGTAGCTATCACTTGGGTGATGTGGAAACCAATATTAATAGATCAAAAGAATTTGACCAATATAGCCCAGGCTATAAACATCCAGGCCCAAAAGGCTCAGAAACTTGAAGCAGAGATAGCTACCCTTAAGATAGAGCAAGGGAAATTCTGGGAGAAGAAAGGGGAATAAAAGGAAAATTTAGGAAGAGCTTATGTCCTG